TCAGGGTCTTGCTCTTTTTGGTATCTTGCAAAATGCTCGTTCTTGTCTTGCTCGTCTTTAAACTTTGCAAGAGCGTCTTCATTCTGCATTTTAGACACCTTCTTATTTATACGTTTAGGCATATATAAGACTCCGTGTTGTTTCGCTGTTGCTGACAGCTCATCAGTCATATTAAATAATATGAGACAACAGAGACTCCCAGACCTACTACAGCTTTTGGCTGTCCGCCTTCTGGGCTCGTGTGGGCTTCCCTTCGTGTTCGCAACTAGCTAGTGTGATACTGGTGTCTGCCGCATCTGACTCACTCACGAGGCACTTAGTTTTTGTTATCAGCTCTAAAACTAGCAAAACGCTATATTGAAAGTTATATCAGAATAAAAACGGATTAAAAGAAAAAAATAGGCAGTGCGTTGTTCTGCCGCAGATTGTGGCTTAATTATGTCTTTTGATATATTTTAATAAATCATAAATAATTAATTGATGTGATTGTAATTAGAGTGAACCAATAGCCAACCAATGCGGCTAGAGTCCACAGCTTCAACTTGTTCATGTCCTCTTCTTATCTTGTTAGTGTGTTGGTGTGTAAGTAGTGAGCAGGTAACCTGTACTATATACCTGTGAACCCTTGCTCTATCTTATATGGGAACTTTACTACCTGAACCACAAAACCAAAAAAACAGACAAGCACGAAGACAAGCGAAAACAAAAAGAACCCACAGCCGCCGCAATGTGCGACACGTAACGGATATAATGTCCGTTTTTTGTGGCTGTTTTACTGCTTTTTTTTGCCTGTGGCTGTAGCAAAATGCAACCCTAAGGGGAAAATCAAGCCTCGCTACTACGATATACCCCTTCAAATTTTTTTATTAATTATTTAGGTAATGCTCTTCAGTGTGTCTTCTAGTAGTAAAGTCATCTTTAAAGTCTAATAACTCGCTAGTTACACCATTCCAGTCATTATTTTTAAGATGTTTTAAGAATGTAGGTGTTCTATCAAAGTTACCATACTGATAACCTATAGAAGCTATAATAGTCTGTTGTTTACCACTTAATTCAGAAAATACTCTACCTGTTTTAGTTTCATATTGGTTTATAATGTCTGCTGTGTACTTAGCTTTACTTCTTTCATTTATTAACATTCTTTCTTGGTCTGTTAATATTAAAGGATTATCTTCTAAAAACTTTTTTGCATTAGTACCTGACATACCTATGTATGGACTTAGTTTTTCTACTAAAGAATCAGACAAACCCATTTTAACGCTAAGAAAATTTGTATCTTTTTCTTTTAAATCAAAACCCATGCCTATAGTTACCCCAGAGTTTTCTGTAGGAACTGAGCCATAAATGCTGTCTCCTTCTAACTGTCCTATAAATTTCCAGTCAATTTTATTTTGTATATCCATATTATATCCAACTATCCTTATGTGGTATTCTTCCAACGGTGCTTTCCATAAACTTTTCCAAATCTCTGTCCAATAAATCTTCTTTGTGTTGATTATAGGATAAGACTTGGTCTCTATCCATACGCTCAACCCAAGCATTAGCGGCAATAGCCACTGCATCAATTTGGTCATCATGTCTTAAAGCACCCTTATCTCTAGTTATCCTAGTCATTTGTCTAAACAACTGATGATTAGGTTCTAGTTTGAAATCCTCTTTAATTAATAAATCATCTACTACAAGCCTATGTCCATTCATAATAGGCTCTAAAGTATCTATGATACGCTTTTCTTTTTGTATATTGTGTCTTACTTCTTCTACTTCACATGGGTGTATCTTAGCCATTATAGGTTTTAGTAAAGCTGTAGCCATACCATCACCAAAGTTAGACTCTATAACCACATAGTTTACATCATTTT